CGTGTTCTGCCCTTCAAAATGAAGGTTTCTAGTGTAGTCCGGATGAAGTCCACGCCTCTGCGCGCCGCCCAGCGACCAGTTGCTCCTAGAGCACTGTTAGCGGCCAGCGCCCTGAATGCGTACTCCGTCCTGAGCGAGGGTTCTGAACCCCTCGCAACCGCAGCCATCACCCCTGCTGCGGCCGCGCCTGCCAATGTGCAGTGCCCCCCACTCCCCCCCCAACAGCTGTCCAATAGCGCGCGGAAACGCGCCTGAAGGGCGGCTGAGGCGTTGGCCAAGAGGAACGAAAGTCCTCATGTGCCTGCCCCCGCAGCGATCCCGGCTGCCGGTGGAAAATCCGATTTGGTTGTCGGTGGCGCTCCAGGGAGCGTCAGCTTGGCGGTTGTTGAAAACCCCAAGCGTCAGAAGAAAGGAATGTGCCGCGCTTTTATTCAGGAGGGATCCTGTAAGTTCGGCGACAAGTGCAAATTTAGCCATGCACCGGATTCACACCCGTCCTCTTCTGATGTTCCGGAGAAAGCTGACAAGCCTAAGGCCACGCCTGAGGAAGTCATCGCTGCAGCTCTAGCATTCCACCCAGTCCGTCAGCTCGAAGCTCGACTTGGTTCGGAACTTGCTGTTGAAGCTGCGCGTTTAGCCCAATCTGGACGCCTGCTTGAGGTGAAACACAGCGCGGAGGTCGAGGTAGAGACCGCAAGCTGTTCTTTCGAGACTCAGGAAGTGGTGTCAAAATACTCGAATTTGAGATGGGTGCAACCCGAAATCATTCAGCGTAGACAACTGAAGATCACGGTGCCATATCTCACGGAGCTGACGGTTGCGTACTTCCGTCGGCATTATCCTCATATCCAGCTGCTTCCGGCTCCGAAGCAGTATTCCCACCCGCATCCTATATTACATTTGGAGCGGGAGTGGGCTGAGGCTGATGCCCTTGATCAGATCAAGCGACTACTGAGAGGTCGCAAGATTGCACTCGGCGACAATGTTAAGATCGTCGATGTGGGTGGGAATCCTAGCCGGCACGCGCGATTCAAGCGCGCGCATGTGCATTCCACCAATCCAATTCTCTCGTCCGCCGACGTTTTGCGTTCCGTAAAGCATTCGTCGCAACCAAACACCTGCCAGCATCGTGCTGAGGAGTGTGATTGTGTTGAGCCAGCGGCTTACCTGTCGGTCGATTCGTTGTACTATTTGACCCCAGCTAAGATTGCCTTTTTCTGCAAGCGCTCCAAGTCGGGGGTGTTTTTTGCAGTAACCCATACGTTTGACGACGCGTTTGGTTCTTTTGCGGATGGTGAGGCGTCTTACCAGCTAATCGATGCTGACACTGTAAAGATGAGTGTCAATGGCAATTCTCATGCCTACACCCACAGTTCGCTGGGGTGGCTTCGAAGCAACGGGGTGAGACTCCCGTGTCCGCAGGGTGGTGTTCAGGAAACGCTTGTTTGGTCGAAGACCGACACGTATGCCAACCACTCCACGTATATGTTCGCTATTGGGCCGGCTGACATACCCATCGACAATGCACTGTCGACGGCGCTGACTCCTGTTCTTCAGGATTCGTCTTATTATGGTGCGGTCACGTTGGCCGGCGCCTTTAATGATTCAGCGAAAATTTGTGTACCTGGGGACATTTTGTCTCTTCCTGGCACTGAGGTCTATTCATGGGGCCCCTCTGTCATGATTTACCAGCGTGAGCGGAATGTCACCATGCATTGTCCGAAGGGAGCTGTCACAGAAGCTTCCATTTGGTCCATGGGTAGGGATAGATCTCCCGACAACTTCAAGTTGCTTATTGCACACATGCGTCATAGCATGAAGAAGTATAACATTCCTGGTCTTCTCCTCGACACCACCATTTTTGGTGCCTGCGCCTTGGGCTTCGTCCGTAACGTTGCCTTTGAAGCCGGCGTCTTACACGGTGTTGTTGCTCCTTTGTTGCCTGTCATGCAGACCCACAGAGATGCGTTGAACCACAAGTTTCAAATGGTGTGGAACATCAAGAGGGCCGTTGCAGCGTTCGTTGCTGCCGGCTCTGTTGCGGCTGCCGTGGTTGGCGCCGCCTCGTTGGCTGGTACTACCGCAGCGTTGGCTGCTGGTGGTGTCCTTGTTGGTGCTGCAGTTGTTGCTGGTTCGGTCCAGGTGGCACGCGGTATTCTTGCCCCGAGACCTTTTGACCAAACTGCGACAAGTCAGTTTTTTCCTGAGTATGTGGCTACACGGGCGTCGTGCCCCCCACAAACCAGGGTCCTGCCCTTGCCCGATGGCATTCGTCTTCCTGCGACCGACCCTACTAAGTCGTTCGCTGAGTTGCGTAACCCTGACGGCATTGATCCCACAGCAACGTTTACGCTGATGGTTGATGAGACATTTACGCGTGAGAAGCCTGGTGAAGGTCCTCTCCGTCCTGTTGGTGTGGTTTCGACCGCCAGCATTCCGATTGTGCCTTCCAATAGTGCACATTCTGAAACCTCTGCCGTTCATGAGCGTATCCTTAAGAAGGGTCCCTATGGTCGCGGTGAGGTGGATTTGGAGTTTTTCGCGAAATTTGAAGCCGGGGTGTTTAAAAACCTCGACGATCTCGGCATAACGTCTAAGTCCGTTGCACCTGTTTCATTCAAAGAGTGGAACCAGCATTACCCAGAGGCCCAGCAGAGAGCGCATGAGCGCGCGCTGGATCAGCTTAACTGTGGTGATTATCGTGAATGGATGGTGGATGAGAGAGGCGCATTCGTAAAGATTGAGTCGCTTCCCAAGTCCACGGACGCTGGTGTTTCGAAACTCGCTCCCCGCGGGATTCAAAGTGGAACGCCACAACATAATGTTGCCACCGGCCCCTTTTGCAAAGGCTTTTCGAAGCGCCTTGCTCAGGTATGGTCTGTGAAGAATGCAAGTGGCCCGATGTACACATCTGGTGCCACTGCCGAGGAGATTGGACAAATGTTCCAGGATGCCACCGATAAACTCGCTGGTGATCTTGGCATCCTCGAGGGTGATTTTGCCCGTTTTGATTCCACCATCCATCGCTTGCTCCTGGAATTGGAGGCCGCAGTCTATCGAAGATGCGGATGCGATGACCGTGCCCTTGGGGCATTCATGTCGTGCATGCGCACACGTGGACGTGGTAAGTACACGCGGTATAGTGTTGATGGCGGTCGTCATAGCGGTGACCACAATACTTCCTGCGGCAATTCGTTGCTCCAGGCTCTAGCAATTCTCTTCTGTTGCTCCTTCCACGACACGATGTTGACGGGAGTTGAGCTGTCTTGGAGGGACCTCATCGCGAAGTCCAACCTGGCTTTGCCAGTTCTCGGTGAC